TGCATATACTGAAACAGTAAATACATCTCGTGATAACGGTACAACATTCTTCTCACAAGAATTAACGTTGAACTTAAAGAAATTAACAAACGAGATGACAACTCAATTGAAGTTGATGGCATATGCACGACCACAAATCGTAATATGGACAAACAACGGAGACTCATTGTTAGTTGGAGAACATTTAGGAGCTGATGTAACGGCAGGTACTATCCAAACAGGAGCTGCATTAGGTGATTTGTACGGATACTCTGTAACATTTACAGGTATGGAACAATTGCCAGCAGCATTCTTATCTGGTTCAACTACTTCAAATCCATTCGCAGGATTAAGTTCTCAACCAACAATTGTGTATAACTAATTCAGTATATCACATAGATTAATTAAAAACCTCTTAACTTTTGTTGGGAGGTTTTTTTATTTGATGATAATTTAAAATTACTTTGTTATTATAGAGATAATACCAGGTAAATACTAGATAATGCAAACATATCACATATCACAGAGTAATTCATATACCTTTAGAACAGAACCAACTGCTTCTAATTCATTTACTATGAGTTTGCAAGATATGACAACTCAAAACAATACTACTGCATCTCTTTCAGGATTAACTTATGATGGGTATGAAAGTATTTTAGCTTTTACTGCATCCATTAGTGGTGCAATCATTGGTGCTGAATATAGAGCAGTAATATATAATGGTGCAACTGATATATGGCATGGTTCTATTCAAGTGTATAAATCATCATCGTTATCAATACCTAAATCGGATTACGAAAATCAAAATACACAATACATTTCTAATACAAGCGAGAATAAGTTTGTAATATTGGACTAATATGAAACAACAACAAAACTTTGGAATTGTAAATACAAGCAATAACCAACTACCTATTATAGTAGAGGATACTAAAACACGTTATCAATATGTTCCATTTGGAGTGTATGGACAAGATGATTTCTTTGATGCAGTAGTTAGTGCATTTAATGTATCTACTACAACTTCTGCTTGTGTAGAAGGAATAGCTGATTTAATCTACGGTAAGGGATTATATTCTAAGAGTGAAGGGTTTGATACCATCTTACAAAAGTTAATCCCACAGGAGGAGACTAAACGTGTAGCATTCGATTTAAAATTGTTCGGTAATGCTGCTTATCAGGTATATTGGAATGATGACCATACTAAAGTAATTAAATTTTACCATGTGCCAGTTCAGTTTTTAAGAGCTGAGAAACTATATGGTAATCCAAAGATAGAAAATTATTACTACTGTCACGATTGGCAAGACCAAAGAGCAGTAAAGAACAAAAAGAAAATACCAACATTCGGAACATCAAATGAGAAGTGTGAAATACTTTACATTAAAAACTATTTTCCAGGTTTATATTACTACTCCTTACCTGATTGGGTATCTGCAATGCAGTATTCAATAGCAGAGGGAGAGATTTCTAACCTACACATCAATAATATTACTAACGGTTTCTTACCTGCAGTAATGATTAACTTCAACAACGGAGTTCCTGCACCAGAAGAAAGAGAAACTATAGAGGATTTAATCCAAGCTAAATTCACTGGAACTGATAATGCAGGTAGATTTATGTTATCATTTAACGATGACCCATTAACTAAACCAACTATTGATGTTATTCAAATAGATAACCTACATGAAAAATACGAATATGTTGCGGAATATACGCAAGATAGAATATTGGTTGCTCATAGGGTCACTTCACCGTTATTATTTGGTATTAGAACCGCTAATAATGGTTTTAGTTCTCAGTCTGAAGAAATGATGACGGCATTTAGTATTATGCAAACAATGACAATCTCACCATTCCAAAATGTTATCTTAAATGCATTAGATATGGCATTGACAGAAGGTGGATATGAGGATGCACAATTATACTTTGACCAATTAACTCCATTAGCAATTCTTTCACAACAAGCAGAAGATACTGATAAATCAATTGGACAAGTAGCAGATGAAACTAACAAAGAGTTAGAAAATCCTGCAACAGTTGATGAAACTGCTGATGCAACAACAACAGACCAAATAACAGAACCTCGCTTTGTAAGACAATCACAAGCGTTTTTTCAAAAAGAATACGAAACATATAACGACTAACTATGGCAACTGCTTTATTTATTTCCCGTAACGATATAATCAAAAATACACCACTTATGGGTGCAATTGATGCTGATGCTCTATTACCTTTTGTTAGTGTAGCACAAATCAAATATCTTAAAAATCTATTAGGAACAGTTCTATATGATTACTTAGATGCACAGATAATAGCAAATACGGTTGGTGGTTTATCTGTATTTTATCAAGATTTATTAAATGACCACATTAAACCTTGTTTGATATGGCATGCTTGTGCAGAATATATACCATTCTCATCAGTTCAATTCAAATCAAACGGAGCAGTTAAACAACAATCTGAACAAGGTATTGCTCCTTCAAAAGCTGAATTAGATTATCTATTAGCAAAAGCTAGTGAGAATGCAAATTACTATGATTTAAGATTACAGAACTATTTGATTGCTTATTCAAATCAAATACCTCAATACTTACAATCAGTAGGAAATCAAACACAGATTTATCCAGACCAAACAAATCAGTATTTCGGTGGAATACAACTATAATATATGAGCAATTTTTTAGTTAATAATACTGGCACCAACTATTCGTTATATTATAATGTATTGGATTATTTCAAGACCATTATGAATAACCACCCGTCTATTACTGCGGTCTCACAAGGACCATTAAGTGAAGTAGATGATATACAATATCCATTTTATCCATTAGGTAATGTACAAATTGTAGGTGCAGAGTTTCAACCTTCATCAACTGATTATAAAATCCTTTTGATTGTTGCTGACAAAATAAAACTTAAAAATAATGAATCAGCAGATAGAACAAATGCACAGATAGTTCCGTTTTATGATGTAGATGATTTGGTAGATATACACGCAAATACTTTGTCTGTAATGAACGATTTATTATCTTTTACACAATACTCTGTTGAAGCATTTCAAATCAATTCTACCATAGGTTTAGAACCATTTGCCGATAGATTTAACAATGGTTTAGGAGGATGGGCAGCATCATTTACACTTACTACACACAATGCTAGAAATCGTTGTTTGTATGAATTATATCCTTAATGAAAACTCTTGCAGATGTAGCAAAGGATTACAAATCTATAACACAAAAGTTAATTATAGGTGGATATCCTGGTTGGAAGAAACCACCATACCTTACAGGTAATTTGTATAGGACTGTGGGTTCATTTAACGATGATAGAAGGATGATATTTACTCAAAAGGGTAAATCCTTCCTTACACTAAATTACTCTCCACCAGGCGCAAAGTATGGAACGTATGTGGAGAAAGGAACTTATAAAATGCCATCACGTCCATTTGCTATGATTGCTGCAAACTCACAAGATTTAAAAAGAAGTATATTTGAATATGAAGGTGGTAAAGTTGAAGAAGTTAGAGCAGAAGTTCAGAAAAGAATGACTGTAATATTCAAACCATTTAATCAAACCATATAGTATCCAATACTTTTCAAAATAAAGTGGTTATAATAAGAAAAGTATTTCAATGGCCATTATAATAAATCAAACTCCTGCAACTGCTTCATTAGCACAATCACCGATTATCTTTTCGGTGTATGAGACTACTGCCGTTGTTGCCAATAATGGATTTCAATATATGGCAGACCTGTACTATTGGACAGGTTCTGTATCTAATTCAGGTTCAATTGATTATACATTAGCAAAATATCCTAATACATCACTTAGAGGTATTTTTGACTTAAATAGAATTATAAATTCTACTTTAACTGATTTAGCTATACAGAATACATCAAACGTAATGTATTTTGCTTGTGATTTCTATTACCAATATCTTTCAGGCTCATCTCAATATACCTATGTAACTGGCTCACATACTAAATCACAAGTATATAAAGCATTAGATGGTTATGGTATATTTCAAGAAGCAATTGGGCAACCAATATATGATAAAACTCCACATTGGCCTTTACTAACAGATGGACCTGCAACTCAATCAGTATTTACAACAGATACAGGTAATGCAGGTGTATATTTTGGTAATGCAGGAACGGGTAGTACCCCTACTAAAATAGTTTATACATCTAATTTAGGAACTGCCAATTATAATTTAACAGGCTCAGTATCATCATCAGGTCAAATAGCACAATATCCAATAGGACCAGCACAATCTGGCTTCCCATTAAGTGGTTCATTTACTTATTTCCAAACACAAGCATATAATGGAGCAACTCCTATGGGTTCTCCTATTAGATATAACGTAGAGTGTATTCAAAAATACCCTAATGTTAGAATTAAATGGAAGAACAGATATGGACAATTTGATTATTTTGATTTCTATATGGTTAATCGTCAATCCTTCTCTACGGAAAAGAGAACGTATCAACCACAATTAGGAACATGGCAAGCATCAACGTTATCATATAATGATTATGATAGTTCTACATTGAACTATATTGCTGATTCTAAACAAGCTATTTCAGTAAATACATTTTTTATATCAGAAGATTATAACGATATTCTAAAACAATTGTTAGTATCTGATGAAATATATTGGATGTATGATGAAGCAAATGATAACGTTAGACCTTTAACTATAACAAATCAAAACATAGTATTCAAAACAGGTGTAGTTGATAAGTTAATTCAATACCAATTTGATTTTAAC